GCTTCCCCGGAGGGAGGCGGCCGTGCGGGTTCCCAGGATTCGCCGTCGTATGTTCGCCCGGACTGAGGAGGGCCACCGGCTGGCCATGGCGGGGCTGGACGCGAAAGACCGTGAGATAGACGCCTTGCTGCTTAATGCCGAAGTTCTCGTTGACGAGTTCCGGGATGCGCTGGGCCGGGCCGCGGAGGCGCTGCGCAGCGGGGGAGAGGATGACGGTGACGGAGGACAGCGGACTGCCTGGCCCGGACGCGGTGCTGGCCCGTCTTGACATGCTTACTGAGTCGCTCGGCGTTGTGGCGACTCAGCTGGGGCGCGTATCGGAATTGTTCACCAGGACCCGGCGCCAGGGTATCCGGATCGTCGCCGGGCTGGCTGTCTCTTTTGTCATGGACGTAGTGCTCACCATTGTGGTGGCTCTCCTGTCGGTGTCGTCGCTGAGCCAGGCATCCGCCATCCACGTGTCTCAGCTGACCGCTTGCTCGATAGGCAACGAGTCCCGCGTTGCGCAGATCCAGTTGTGGGGCTATGTCCTCCAGCTGGCCGGGTCGCCGAAGACGCCAGCCGAGGAAGAGAGGGACAGGAAGTTCCTCGCTTACGTGAACAGGACGTTCGCGCCGGTCAACTGCGCACAGCTCTACAAGTAGCGCCGCCGATTAGACCTGCGAGACCAGCGGTCGACGCAGGAGGGCACCTGACCCATGGCAACGCTGAGCAACTCTTTCGCGGGCACCCCGTTTGAGGGCTTTTCCCTCAGCCACGCCGCCATCCTGAACGGGACGACCGGCGCTGAGGGGGCGACCGTCTACGGCGTCCGCAACGGCACGATCTCCACTGACCAGGGAAACTTCGAGAACACGGGCGATGACGTCGTTCTCTCGGAGCACTTCTGGATCAACTTCGCAAACGTGACGATCGAGGAAGGCTACATTCCTTTCTCGACAATCTCGTACATCACGGGCACTCAGGTCACTTCGTCGGGTGCCGCGGGCGCCGACTACTACGCGATCCCGCTGTGGACCCTGGCGTCCATGAACCAGGTCACCCAGCCGCTGGCGATCCGGGTGCCGTCCAAGGATGCAGGCGGCCAGATCCGGACGCTCGACTTCATCCTGTACCGGGTGCAGTTCATGCCGTTCAACTTCACCGGCCCGAGCTACAAGGCGGGCCTGAGCTGCAGCATCGCGGGCCGCGCGCTGTTCTCGACGGTGAACGAGATCGGCCAGTCGCTGCCCTCTTCCTATGGCGGCACTTCGGGCACGGCCGGGAACGCCATCGGGCGCCTGGTGTCCCTGCCGGGTACCGAGACCGGCGCCTTCGTGCCGGAGCCGTTCGGTGCGGGCGGCGGCACGATCGTCTAGCTCACGTTCTGTGGCCCGTCTCCTGGGGGAAGGGAGACGGGCCACTGGCGTTCCCGCCGATTGTCCGTGCAGCAGCCCCTGAGAGCCCCGGGAGGGCCATATGCCGGACGATTCCGAGCTGGACCGCATTGACCCGCAGCCGCGGGTGCACAAGCTGTCGACCGGCTTTGAGATGGAAGTGGTGCGCCTGCGCACCCGCCAGTTCTTCCGCCTCCTGCGCATCCTCACGCACGGGGCCGGCCCGGCGCTCACCCAGACGCAGCTCAACTTCGAGGGCGAGGCCGCGGAGTTCGCCGGCAAGCTGCTCACCCTGGTCCTGATGTCGATTCCCGACGCCGAAGCGGAGGCCATCGCCTTCCTGGCGTCCATGTGCCGCCCGCACGGCATCATCGACAAGGCTGAGTCGCAGCTGACCAAGCAGGAGCTGCAGGCCAACAAGGACAAGTGGGAGCAGTTCGGCGAGGAGCTGCACAACCCTGAGCTGGGGGACACGCTCGACCTGATTGAGATCATCATCGAGCAGGAGTCCGGCGAGCTGCAGGCCCTGGGAAAAAAGGTCCGGCGGATGTTCGAGATGTTCCGCAGGACGGGGCAGGACAAGCAGCCGCCGGAGCCGGAGGCAGCGGTGCAGGATCTCAGCTTGCCGGCGCGTTCGCGGCGGCGTTCGACGTCCTCAGCCACGAGTACGGATGGACCGACGAGTACGTCTTGAACCTGCCGGTCTGCCGGCTCCGGCAGTGCCTGGAAGCTGCCGGGGCCCGGCAGCACCGGAACACGGTACAGCAGCACAAGCTAGCCGAGTGGTCGGTCAAGACGATATGCAGCTTCATCGGAGCGCAGGCCATGGTGGACACGGAGAAGCACGGCGGGCGCAACCCGCTGATCGACATGGCTGCTGATATCGACATCTTCGGGCGCAAGAGCTCGGAGGAGATCGAGCAGGAGAAGCTGCGCGGCCCGGTGGTGGCCCGTTCGATCGAAGAGGACCCCCGGTTCCAGGGCAAGGTGGCTGCCGATCCGGAGAAGGGCGTGGAGGCCGACAACGGAGTCGGCAGCTACGAGGCGTTCATGATGCTGATGGGCGGGCCGCCGCCTATGCCTGGTCGGGGGTGACTGGCGTGCGCGCAACCTGGCATGCCCAGGTCTGGGCAGACGAGGACGGGTTCTGGCACTGGGATGTGCGCGCGCCCGGCCTGCGGTCTACCGGCGAGCGGGACACGGCAGGCGAGGCGTTCGCCATGGCCCAGTCCGAGCTGGAGGAGATGCGCTCAGCCGCGGGGGCGGTGATGCACGGTGGCCGTAATAACGTTCATGAAACTCTCTGACGAACAGATCTCCGAGATCAAGCAGCGCTTGGACGACGGCGGTATGTATCAGCATGAACTTGCCGCGGAGTACCACGTCTCCCAGGCACTTATCAGCAACATTGCTTGCGGCAAGCGGCGTGGGCATGTCCAGCCAGCAGGGCCGGGAGTCCGCGGGCAGGTTACCGCGGAGGGCCGTGAGTGCTCGAAGTGCGAGACGTTCAAGCCGTGGAGCGAGTTCTCGCCAAGTACGTCTGCGAAGACGACCGGGCATCAGTCGGCGTGCAGGCTGTGCCGGAACGAGGACAAGCGCGAGCGCGCCGCTGGCGATACGCAGTTCACGGTGGACCACCGGCTCGCTGCCCGGCGCTGGTACCTGAAGGACAAGTACGGCATCACGCTAGAGCAGTACGCGTGGCTGTCCGCACGGCAGGAGCACAAGTGCGCGCTCTGCCTGCAGCCGGAGACCCAGCGGCGGCGCCAGGACCGGACTGGGATCGTGCGCGTCGTGGATTACCTCGGAGTGGACCACGACCACTCGTGCGGACGCCACGTTCCGGCCAAGGCTTGTCGGTGGTGCATCCGCGGGCTTCTATGCGATGACTGCAACCGGCTGCTCGGGTTCGCGGAGCGGAAGCCAGCTGTCGCCGTTCGATTCTCTGATTACCTCGGGCTGCGGCCCCTTCTGGGGGAAGGAGGTGAGGCCCGAGATGTTGTACTCTCCGTCGTCGGGTTGTAACTATGAGTTACGAGGGGCCCGAATACTGGTACGTCATCTACAAGTTAGGCCATTGGCGACTTCGGCAACCTGATGCGCGATGCCGCGCAGGCCAAGGCCGCGCTGCAGGGCATGTCGGATGCGGTGAAGGCCACCACTGCGGCGGAGGTGCAGGGCGCCAGCCAGGCCGCCGCGGCGCGCGAGAAGGACCTCAGCGCCATCCGCGCGGAAGCCCAGGCGCTGACCCAGCTGGAGCAGGCGGCCAAGCAGACCAACACCCAGCTGCTGTACGGCGGCCGGAACGACATGACCCAGCACCTGAGCGACCTTGCCAAGGAGCTGGAGTACACCACGCTGCTCAACAGGCAGAAGTGGCTCGGCTTCTCCAGCGTGCAGCAGGCCATGAGCTACCGCCAGCAGATGTACCAGCTGGCTCTCCTGGAGAACAAGGCGCACTTCGCCGGCTACCTGACCGCTGACCAGTATCTCGGGTTCCTGCAGCGCGAGGTCGCCATGACCTCCGCGCTGTCGGCGGCCACCCGGGACCGCACTGCGGCCATCGCCGCGGAGACCTCCGCGCTGCTGTCGCATGCCAACGCGCTGCACGGCACCCGGCAGACCGTGGGCCAGCTGGGCGAGCAGCTGGGGCCGGTGGCCTCGTTTGCTGCCTATTCCGCGCTCATCAACGACCTGCCGGACAGCGTGACCACCAAGGTGGAGCTGGACGCCGGCGAGGCAATGGCTCATCTTGCGACATACCGGGCGGCCCTGCTCGGCTTGCCGCGGTCGGAGACCACCGACGTCATCTCGGTCGGGCTTGCGCGGGATTTCCGGCCCGGGGCCCGCCAGCCGGAGATTGCCCCGCGCGTTGGCATGTCTGACATTGCGCGCGCCCTGGACGAGACCGATGCGCTGGACGAGATGCTGCGCATGCTCGGCCGGGAGAGCGTTCACCCCCAGGTGGAGCTGGAAGGCGGGGCGGAGGCCGCTGCCGATGCGGCTCTTCTGGCAGCCGAGCTGGAGCACCTGCGCGAGCGTGCGCAGGTTCACCTCGGAGCCGACTTCGATGATATTGAGGCCGCTCGCATCGCATCGCAAGAACTGGATGAGGCTATCCAGGTTCTGGGGGTCCGTAAAGCTGAGCCCGAAGTCCAGCTCAGGGGCGTCTACGCGACTGAGGAAGAACTGGCTGCGCTAGACGCGGAGATGGACGTACTGGAAGGCCGCGTCATCGACACGGTTATCCACGTAGACACTCACGGTGCCATCGAGAGCGTGCAGGAGTTTGTCCACGAGGCTGAGGCGGAACTCAGAACAGCCCGCGGGCCGGCGTGGGACAGGGCCATCGGGCCGCCGCAGTGGTTCGGCGGCGGGAAAGGCGGCGGGGGCGGCGGGGGCGGCCCTCCCCCGGGCAGCCCAGGCGATGAGGCTCCCGATCCGCGCGACGGGCCGGCATGGCGCGCAGTCGGGGAAGAGCTGGACCGCGTTGACGCCATGTTCAAGAACGTCAAGCGCAGCGCGGCAGGCGCCG